AAATGCTATATCTGGCGATGATGGACATCACAAAAAAGTGGACTGGCCGGCGGCAGGATTGGAGCATCATCCACGCTCAGATGGCGCTATTCTTCGCTGACCGGATGCCTGGATAACACCGCCCGGATTCTGATGTCAAGGGTAAACAAGCGGCTGCGCCGCCCTTGACATCCTCCCACGCCGGCGTTATCTTGAGAAAAAGGCGGCATCGGTAAAGCCGCTGCCGCCCAATAATATTTGCCCTGTTTTACATCATCATTTAGAGTTTACACAAAATTAGGGATACACCCATAGGGCACGGTAGTGGAGTCATCATCACTCCATTCCCGCGCCCTTTTTCTGTCGTATGCTTTTGGATTCACTGGTTTGCGTGTCACTGGGTTTATGCCATTCCAGGAACCGCGTTTGCTGGCATTTTCAGCCTTTTGTTCTTTCTTTGACCGCTTTGCGATCGGTATGTATTTTTCCATTTCAGCCTCCTTTATGACCACAAAAAGAGTATCAGGAGAAGGCTGAAAAGTCAAATAACATTATCATTTCATTTCATTGAACCGTTTCAGCATGACGCAGAACTGCTCTCTGGTGAGGTAGCTGTGCAGCGCAAGATTGCCGCCAGTGTCTCCGGATATGAGCTTCTTATCCTTAGCCCATTCGACGGCCTCTTTAGCCCATTCTGCAGGTGTATTATCCATCTTTGGCATCTCCTTTCTTGCCAGTCTCTCTTTCACGTCCACCCTGAACGTATCCATGCTCTTGCCGTGCCTGGGAAACCAGTGCATAACATCAGCGTGGTTTGATGCTATGCCCCGGTCGTAGCCTTCGCAGTGGCAGATAATATTATTTTCCGTCAGGTTGTACATGCGGCAGAGATACACACAGAGATCCACCGCTTCGTAGTAGACGGCAGAAAAATATGCAGGGTCGGAAAGCCCGTCCTCGCAGATCTCAAAACCTATATGTGTGTTGTTCGCAGCCCCACCGCAGTGCCACCCGGCCATGTCCCAGGGCAGCGTTTGGTAAGTTGCAACCGTACCGTCTGCCAGTTTCCCGATAAAGGCGTGGACGCAGACTCGCTGCCCGCCGGGAGTTGATGTGTTCCAATGATTGCCGGCCTTGTTCACACCCAGCAGGCCGTCATCCGGCCCCACGTATCTTTTCAGCCACGGATTGTTTGCAGCCGTGCTGTGCACCATTATACCGGTAGGCTTTATACGCCTGCTGGATTTGTAGCACAGGTTGTTTGTCAGATAGAGCGCGTGGAGGTTCATTTGCCCTCCTTGCCGGCCCGGTCGTGAAGCTGCTCGAGCACTGCTTTCAGCTTTTCCGGAATAGGCAGTCCAACATGGGCCGCGTTCTCCAGAAGACTAATGCCCTCGTTGGACAAATAGAAGAAAATAACCGCCGTGCGCAGTACGCTGCCGGCTGCCAGCACCTGCACGTCCAGTATATTAGCCACACCCACCAGCACAAAGATGAGCACCTTGCGGCATATTCCCTTGAAGCCCACCTGGCTGGAGAGCTTCTTGTCCGCTATGGCGCACATCACTCCGGTGATGTAATCCACCACTACGAAGGCAATCAGAGCGTACAGCAAGCCGTCACCACCACCCAGATACCGTCCAAGCCAACCACCTACCGCCACAATACCCACCTGGATCCAGTTCCATATTTCTTTCATTTTGCCGCCTCCATAAAAATAGTGACCTGCCTTTTATGGGCAGGCCGCATAGTAAACTGTTTCTGTTGTACTCACATAAAAACCGTCGCCGGGAATATGAACGGCCGAAACCGGCCTGGAATCAAATGCCGCAGTATCAGCTATTTCCCAGTTGTAGCCGTCTGGAGAGATATAAATATTCGCTTTCCCAAAAGCCACGAACTGGGCATACTTTGAAACATAAACAATAGCGTCGAGATTTGGCAGGTCGAACTGACCGGCTTCAAAATCCACAGTGTACCTGTCGCCGCCATCCCGCATAGTGCAGAACTGGCCGGTATAATCACCACTCGTGCCTTTACGGTACGCCGCTATAAGAAACAACCGCCCGCCAACAGAGCGTATCTGCTCGAAACTTTTGTAGTCATCTCCGCTATGGCCGTATGGGTATTGTATAGTTCTTGTCCACTTTCGGCCCGAAACGCTTATTTGTATACCGCCTTTGTTGGAGCCTGTGACCGTTTCCGATGCAATACCTACGAACTGCCCCTTATGCCAGGTCATGGCGGTAAAGCAGCAGATCCCATCTTTATCGAAAGTTCCAGGCATGATCCAGGAATCGCTAGTCGAAATATCGTCTTTGCAATATATCGGGTTATCCACATACCAGCAGGAAACAACGCCAGCTTTCCCGGAACTGGCAGCGCACATAGCCGGGTTTTTTTCGTTGGGCAGGTTTCCGGCATATTGGATGTCTTTTCCGTCTGTAGAAACATAGACATATGTGAACTGGACCCAAAGGAATACGCCGTTTCCCCAGTACATTATAGGCTTGGTCGTAAAAGAGATGTATGACCAGGTCTTTGTTGCCGGATCATAGCTGTTAACCTCGTAAAGATTATTGTAGTACCCGGTAGCTATTATGTTTTTGCCGCTGTTGTAAACTTTTCCGTACTCAGTTCCCGATGAAAAGCCAAGTTTTGTCGGGCTGATAGCTTCCAATTTAAGTTTTGGTATACCGTACTTGATCTCACTCTTGTAAGCCGTAAACAATACCAATGGCGTGTTAAATTTTCTGTCGTAGGCCAAGATCACACCACCCTTGTAATGCTTCTCATTCTGCCGGCGGAATCGACTGTATAATTGAATGTCTCCATAGAACCGTCCACGTATGTCACTGTAAAATTGCCATCGCTGACGGCTATGTTTTGAACTTCTTTGTATGTATCCTGAAAATCCGCGTAGTCGCTTTTGAAGTCGTCGTAGCTACTGCTGAATTCATCATATTGGCTCTGCATGTCGGAAAGACTGTCGGCGTTTTCCGAAGCGCTTTTTTCGATACTGTACAGCGAGTCACTTATGGTCGGCTTGTAGTCCCCGACTTCCACCCTGATGCTGTATTTGTAGAACGGGTTATATTCAAGAGCGATTATCCTTGTTGAGGTATTAACGCCAAGGGGCGAAAATACGATCTGCACCTCATCTCCCACGGAGCAGTCCGCTTTCTTGTGAAACGCTATCTCATAGCTCGCGGATGACGACCTGCTGTCATAGGTGACGCTGACGTCCGTTACGTTGTGCGAATCCAGAAGCTGCTTTTTATCTGTGCTGCCCCGGTGATTTCGGATGTTTATGGAACTGCCGCTATATTCTATCTCACCGCCTGTGAGGGCAATCAACTGCATGAGGGCCGCCCGCAGAGTGCAGGACTGGTTTATCTTCAGCGTTATGTCTGCGGTTGGTTCAACATCTCCAACGCCGAACTGAGTGTTGGCAAGCAAGTTTGAAAGGCCTGTAGACGGGTCGCCGGAGTAGTCAAAACTATCCAGCTTGTATCGATCATCATTGAGGACATACGAAATGTGTTCGCACGACACACTGGTGACCATCAGCCCGGAGGATATGCTTTTAGATACCCTGACCACATTGAAATAGCAGCCGTCGTACTCTGCCACGCAGCCGACCGATACCGACGTGCCTTTTGCGGCCAGAGTGGAAAAGTCGAAAGTAAGCTCACCGTCCAGGCTGTCACGCAGTGTTGCCGACAGTACACGGTCTATTGTCTGCAGTAGCGTACCGGACGCGCTGTATATTAAAATGACGGTGTGGTCGAGAGCAGCACGAAATACTGCGGTAACCGACAGGTCCTCAGTAACGTTTGAAAAATCTGTATCCCAGTGATCAAATACATAACCGTCTTTCGTTAATGGCAGCGGTGCCAGAGCCGCCTTCCCGTCCTCTACGGTGACTTCCTCATACCAATAACCATCGTCATCTGAGAAGGACACGGTATGGTACACGATTATTTTTTCATACTGAGCAGTGAATATGGTATCCGCCTTGATTCCGGTCAAGACTGCCGGACTCCAGCTTTTGAATTTGTACCCATCACGTGTGGGAACTGTAGGAGCGGTGGCGTCGCCGCCTTTGACCACCGACTCGGTTTTCAGGACTGTACCGTCCCAACCCTTGAAAGTGACGGTATAATACGTGAGCTTTTCGTACTGAGCCGTGACATCCAGATCCGCAATGACGCTGGTAAACGTATTATCCCAGCCAAGAAATCTGTAACCGTCCCTGGTTGGCACGTCGGGTGCAGAAGCCGCCGTGCCATGCTCCACCTGCTGAGTTTTAAGAACCGTAGTGTCCCAGTTAAGGAAACGGACGGTATGGTAGACCTTTGCGGCAAATTGGGCCGTTGTCGTCACATCCGCCGTAACATTGTCGAAGGAGTTATCCCAGCCGGTAAAATCGTAGCCGTCCCTAGCTGGCACTGTCGGTGCCGTTGCGGATCCGCCCGTAAGAACATATTCCGTCTTTATAGTGGCTGCGTCGTAATTGTTGAACGTGACAAGGAATGTTTCCGCTGCCATAATGCTTTCTCCTTATACGGTACCCAGATTTCTGACGGAAACTGCGTTCTGACTCCATTGGATCTGGGATATTATCTTTGTAAGCGTGGAGCCGTCCAGCGTAAGCGGTATGGTAACGTTGAAAGCCTGAGCAGCGGCCACCGGGGTCACTGTGCCTGTCATCACGGTGCTCATATCCAGATTGAAGTCTGTGGGAATGGCCTTCTCCATATCTTTCTGAACTCCGGTCATTGCATCCGTGAAGCCCACGCCGATGCCGGCACCCATGTTCTCGCCTATGCCTGCGAACACCTTGGAAGGTGAGTGAATGCCCAGAACGCGCTTTGCCTTGGCAACGATGCCACTGAAGAAATTCTGGACCTTTGCATATATCCACGACGCCATGGACGCAATGCCGTTCCACAGGCCTGTAACGATGTTCTTGCCTATCTGCGCCACAGATACTACTGCCTGTCCCAGGCCGCGGACCAGAGCCGCAATGAGCCGGGGTACGGCAGCTACCAACTGAGGTATCGCCCGTATGATGCCAGCCGCCAGTTGCAAGGTTATCTTCAGACCCATCTGCACGATCACCGGGAGGTTATTTGTGATGAAGGTTATTATTGCGGATATTATCTGAGGCAGCGCGGCTATAAGCTGCGGCAGTGCGTTTATAAGACCAGTAGCCAACCCGGTGATGATAGCGCCCGCAGCGGAGAGAAACTGATCCATATTTGACAGAAGAGTCTGGCATATGAGGATCACTGCCTGAACAATGGACGGGATAAGTTGCGGCATCGCTGCAGCCAATCCGCTGGCAAGAGCTACCACCATGGTGGCGGCGGCCTGCACAAGCGCCGGCAGATTGTTTATGATACCTTGAACGAGTGCGAGGACCAGGGTGACCGCACCATGGGATATCTGAGGCAAAGACTGAGTGAATCCGTCAATAAGCGCAGACATCAGTTGGGTGGCGGCGGTTATCACTGTCGGCATATTTGCGGAAAAGGCATTCACCAGCGACAGAACGATCTGAGAACCTACCGAGGCGATCTTCGGGAGCCCCTGCAGAGCCATATCCGCAATACCGCCTATGGCATTGCCGATAACGCCGCTTATCTTCGACCAGTCATCACCTGCGTTTATTAGGCCGCTTGTGAACTGGCCAAGAAGGCTTATGCCGTCAGTCGCCAATGACTGCAACTGAGGGAGGAGAATTAGACCGAGCGCGTTCTTCGCAGCTTCACTGCCGGACTTGAGCCGCTGTATGCTGTCGTCGAAGGCGCCAAGCTTTTCAAGCTGCTCCTCTGACATGACAGCACCCATCTTTTTGGCCTCTTCAGTAAGTTTTGCAATGCCATCAGAACCCTGTGCAATGAGAGGGTTCAGATCCATTGCGCTCTTGCCGAATATCTGCATGGAAATGGCGTTGCGTTCTGTTTCGTCGGAAATATTGCCGAGGGCGTCAATGGCGTCCCAGTATACTTTGTCGCTGCTGCGGAGGGAGCCGTCAGTATTAGTGACCGCCACGCCCAGCTTCTTATATGCTTCGGCCACTGAGCCTGTTCCACCCTGAGCAGAGGACATTGACTTTATATTCTTGGCCATGCTCTTTGTGAGAGTCTCGAGGGGCACGTCAACAAGCTCTGCGGCGTACTTATATGCCTGCAAACTCTCAGTACTCATGCCGGTAACTGTTGAGGTGGTCAGTATCTCATCAGCATAGGCTGACGCGCCCTTAGTCATTTCAGCCAGTGACTTGCCTGCAGCTATAGTGGCGGTTCCGACCGCTGCAAATGCCGTGGCCATTGCCGCACCCACGGTCTTGAGAATAGAGCCCAGCTTCTGCATCTTGACCCCGGACTTCTCAGCTTCGTTGCCGACGTCATCAACTTCTTTGCCAAGCTTGTCCGCGCCCTTGGCGGCTGTCTCCATCTCTTCACCGGTGGAGTCCAGAGCCTTGCTGTTGTCCTTCAACTCCCGTTCCATGCCGTTAAGTTCCGCCTGGGCATTGTTAAGTTGAGTTTGCCAGGCCATGGTGCGCCGGTCTGCTTCGCCAAAAGAAGAGGCGGCGTTTTCCAGCGCCGCCTTAAGTGTCTCTATCTTCTGCTTCTGCGTTTCTATCTCGCGTGAAAGCACCTGGTTCCGGGAGGACAGGGCCTCTTCAGACTTATCCTGCTTTGAGAACTGGGAGGTGACCAGGTTCATCTCCGAGCCCAGCACCTTGAACTGCTGATTTATATCCGAGAGGGCCTTCTTAAACTCACGTTCGCCCTCTATGCCGAGTTTTATTCCAATGTCCGACGTGGTGGGTCACCTCCTTAAAACGGACTCATTAATTATAATATGCTTGCCAATTCTTTGCTTTTCTGCTACTATTTGCTCAGAAGCAAGTAATGAGTATGGTTCGCGGGTTTTACCTACGGGGTTGTGCTCCACAATCTTGCTTCTATTAATTATTTGAGCACCGCACGTGGCACAATTAATCAAACCCATATGATAGTATCTCCTATGTTACACAGAGTCGGAGTCTGCCGTAAATTGATCTTACAGCAAACCGACAATCAGCTAGACATTCTCGATGACCCAGCATTTTTAAAGTATAAGGACTATTTTGATTGATACACCTTGCCCCCAAACGGTCAATGTTATTCAAATCCCGTAAATATTTGTAAGGACATACACATGACAAAAATTGAATTAACAGAAATTGTTAGGTCTTTCCTTTTTCGTGCTAGTATAGCTGAAAGCGACAGATACATATTTGAACAGTATTGTGATGCCAACAAAAAGCAACCTGAAGGTATAAAAATGGCACCCATTTTCTGGCAAATAACGTCAAGAGCGCTTGTCCACAATCTAATGATGGAGCTTGCTAAGTTGTACGAGAGCGGGAAAGATGTTATGGGAATTGAAGAAATTCTTGAAATCTGTGATAAAAACACCAGCTTTTTTGTTGGCGGTATTGATTTTACTGCCAAACTGCGTAAGACTCTAAGTGACAAGCAAGAACTAGTCAGCAACCTGAGAAAGCAACGTAATAAAATATGGGCGCATAATGACTGCAGATTTTTCTTAACGCCAGAGGTTGTGGAACATGAGTTCAGATTATCATGGGGAGAAATCGAAGATTTGCTAAATCTTGCAGGGGATTTTGGAAATGCAATTCTTGCTGAACTTGGAGAATCACCGAAAAGTATCCATCGTGACAGTATTGATGATGTAAAAAGAATTTTTGAGACTATGCAAACTGAAGCTATGAAAGTGCAGGTAGTACCCACAAATTTGTAATACTGTCGCGCATATTTAGTCGCTTTTTGATTTTCACATCCCGTTATCCCAGTTTATACATGCAGTCAGGTCGGCAACACCGCCGTAGCGGCCATGTTGCTTGTTGTGGCCTTTCATGTATATTGTAACAACGTCTCCGGCAGCGCACTCGACGTCTTGAATGACTACCTCATTATCCGAGGAGTCATGAGAAACGCCGGCTGCGCTGCCGTTTTTGTATATTTGGGTAGTCGCCAGGGAAGAAGTTGCGGGGATAAATATCAGCAGCCATTTGAATCGGTATGATCCGGCCCGCTTTATTGTCAGCGTCATTTCTGTCGGGTTCATACTGTCATTGTTAAGCGCATATGAAATGCCCTGGCACATCGCCACAGGTGTATCGCCCACGGAAATTGTGGACGGCAAGCCACTGCACACATGGGTACCCGTCACGGCGTTACCTGCTTTGTCGTGGGCGGTATAGCCTGACAATACTTTGTCTGCCGCAACTGTATCACCAGTCAGGTCTATAAGTGAACTGCCATCGTACACCACTTTGCTTACCGGCATAACTTATGCCCCAATCGTGACAGTAGTACCACCAGCGGCATTGGCCACCTCGGAGTACGGGATCGCCGCGACTGTCACGGAAGACAGGTAATCGTAGCCGGTATCAGGGTTGACCACCTGCTGGGAGGTGGACGGAGTAACATTCTTTGCCTGGGCAGTCACGCTTTCGCCACTGTATGAACCCGCCACGCCCAGAATGGTCACTCCAGATTTGATGTTTCCGGCGATGACCTTAGCCTGCTCTGTGGAAGAAATATTTACGTTGCCGGAGCCGTTGTGGTATCCGGCAGGTACTGTGTACTGGCCGTCCTTAGTGGAAATTGTGCCTGTGACCGCACCGCGGTTCACCATGGTGCCGGTCTCTTTTGTGCCGCCAACATACGCTGTCTTGCCGGCGAGTATATCGTCTGCTGCTGCAGTGGCGTCACCGGTGTCTGCATCATACGTGCAGGTGCCGGTTATTGCCTCACCGGCCTTATCATGGGCTGTGTAGCCCTCAAGAATATTTGCCTCTGCTACGGTATCCGCAGTAAGGTCAATAAGCGTTTGCGTGCCATATATAATCTTGTTGTATGCCATGGGTTACCCTCCGATTATAAAAGTGACCCCGCCGGAGAAGTTTCCCTCTTCTCTGGTGGGGATCGTGTATATGAGTACGTCTTTGAGCATGTGCGTATCTGCAGTCTCCAATTTCTGTGAAGTAATCATGGGAGTGACGTCGTATGCGCCGGTGTAGTCACGGTAAATCTCGCCCTTGATGAAAGTCTCAAAACTAACAGAGAAATCATCCCTAGGCCCGGAAAACTCCACGGTGAAATTGTTGTTCAGTTCCGTGAACAGCACTCGCATCGTCATATCTCGCCGTCCTTCAAGATCTCCTGAGCCGTGGTGGATATGACGTTGGACGCCACAGCTTTGCCCGACGACGTCTTAGCCCTTATCTGTATCTTTACCGTTCCCGGCGAAAAGCAGAGCGTGTCCGCCTGAGCAAGAGCTATGGAAATACCCGTGTCCGTAAAGGATATCTCGTTTTTTGCTTTCTCGAGCACGGTTTTCCCGCCCTGCGAGTACGTTACAAATATGGTCTCAAAAGAGATATCCCTATATTCCTCCGGAAACGTGAAAACATTGGTGGGAGTCGTTCCTCTCCACATGGGCTTCACCTCGGTCTGCTATAATGCATATAAAAATGGCAGGCCCGCATTATAGCGTTGCCTGCCATTTAACAAAAGTGCTTATTTCTTTTCTTCCAATCTTTCATCGGATGTGTTCGTTATTCCAATATCTTTGTCCTCCAGATAGCCGTAAGAAATGGCCTCTTTCCCGTATTTTTGCCGTATGGTAGAAATCGCCTTTTCAATTTTCTCTTGTTTTTCATGTGATTTCAGACCATCAACGTCATCAAAAATGGAGATCTGCTGAGCGACGTAGTCTTCCGGTACAAAGTCACTGCAGGTGACAGTCAAAGCCCGTATCGGAGAAGACATATCCCAATTTTTCTTTATTACTGACATGGCGGCTTCAACTATGTCTTTCATGAGATATGTAGGCTCTGAAAGCCGCGTCTGGCGCTGTATTGTGCTGAGATTTGGACTCTTAATAGTCACCTGGACGGTGTTGCATTTGAGACCCTTACCTCTAAGTGTGGCAGCAACCGACTCTGTCAGTGAGGCAACTCCCGTGTGGATCTCACGCTCACCGACAATATCCCGTTTGAATGTCAACCCATTGCCCACGGACTTTGTCTCCCTGGGCTCATAATATGAATGCACCAGTTCGTCATCCAGGCCCTTTGCATATTTAAGTATCACGCGGCCGTGTTTCCCGAGCCTTGAAAAGATTGCCTTCTCGTCCGCCGAGGCAAGGTCACCAATAGTTTTAATGCCAAGCCTGTCCAATTCCTTGCATGTACTTTCCCCAACATACAGCAGCCTGGACACTGGTAATGGGTATACCATTTCGGTTACTTTATCCCGTGGTATATACGTGGTCCCATCAGGCTTGTTGATCTCACATGCCAGTTTTGCAAAGCACTTGTTGAAGCTTACCCCGACAGACACGGTTATTCCAATTTCATTCTTTACTCTTCTGCGCAGTTCATCTGCAATATCTCCACCGGTACGGCTGGTCAGCTTTGTCACATCCAGATAAGACTCATCAATTGAGTATGGTTCCACGAGTTCCGTATATTCCAGGTATATGTGGTTTACCTTTTCTGAGACTTCTTCATATATTTTATGATGCGGTGGAACAAGTATAATATCCGGGCATTTTCTTTTTGCTGCGGAGACAGTGTCCGTCGTGCGCACACCAAAGCGTTTTGCTTCAATGTTTCTGGCCACCACCACACCGTGGCGATTTTTCGGATCTCCGGCGACAGCCACTGGACGGCCTTTGAGCGACGGATCAAGCATGATCTCTACGCTGGCAAAGAACGAATCACAATCAGATAGTAATATTGTTCTGTCCATAAGGCCACCTCCGCCTGTTCATGGAATTTATTATATTCCTTTGGGAATTGCCTCGTCAATAAAGCATTCCCGTTTTGCCGTGGCCATGCCGTTGAACTGCTTGTATATCTCCCACTGGTCCATCAAACTGCCGAGGGGCATAAGCCACACCTCGTCCTCTCGCCGGCCCAGCAGGGTAACGCCATAAAAAATCAGCCGGGCAAACAAATCGCCGTCGCTTACCCGACCTCCGCGTTTTTTGATTCTTCCTCGCTCTCGACCTCGCGCTTGGTGCCACGCATCATTGCGTTCATGATGCTGTCCTTGTAGGCCGCGAGATCCAGCGGCGTAGTCAGAAGCTCCACCGCCTCGGCTGTAAGGAGTTCCTTTTTATCCCCCGGTTCCCGCAGGTTGTGTATCAGTATAGACTGGTTAGCCAGCAGTGTTATGAGCCATACGACCTCATCCAGTGCCAGTTCAAAGTCCTCAGCCTTGAGGAGTTTATCCCCCAGGTTGGACAGCCCGCCGTACCTTGCAGCTATCTCTTTGGTGGCCCGGGTGGTGAGTACCATCTCATAGTCCTGACCACCGATGGTTATTACCGCGCTTCTGTCATCCATTTGGCTTTACCTCTTAAGTTCCGGAACTGACAGTTTCGAATGTGGGCTCGTAAACGGCGGTAAACCAACCGGATATAACCGTAGCGCCCAGGCTGGTATCGCCTTCGTTGGCCTCTGCCTTCCATGGATGCTTGCCCTGACCGTCCAGTTTGCTCCGCCTGTATATGGTACCCTCAATTTTTGGGGTGGAGAAGGAAATGCTGTCGCCCTTGGTGGAGAGATTTGCTTCGGGTATGCCAAACACCACCCGGTACAGCCAGAAATACTTGTAAGTGCCATTGGACTTTCTCGCCCTGAAACCTATTGCCACAGGGGATCCATCGTTCTCAGCAGCTGAGATGAGGACATTGTTTTTATCTATCTGGGCTCCGGTGAGTTTGTTAGCGGCTTCGGTGCCGATATCATCGATGCCAAGAGTAAGTTTGCCGGACTTGAATTCCTTAACGACCTCAGCTGCGCCGTCGTCGGCGTAAAGCGTGGCCTCGTTAAGGTCAATGGAAAGTTCAGCACTCATGGCTTTTGCCAGCGTCACAGGAGTGCCGTAGGTCTCAGAACCATCCGTAGCCTCGGTTATTGGGGCGTAAAACAGCTTGTCCAGGCCTATTGTCGCCATATGTCAATCCTCCTTAAGTTCGTAATCGTAATCTTTTGCCACGTCAATGGCGTAATTGTGATAGCCAGTATCGTCCTCGCGGCCAATGTACCGACGATCCGTTATCATGAAGCCCGTGTTTAGCAGCGCACGGACTATTGAATTTTTAACTTGGGTGTAGTTGCCCTTGTCGAAAACGGAAAGTCTGGCTTCCTGGGTCTCGTGCCGCGGGCGGTCGTCAGTGTAAAGGTCAAAGACATCTGAGAGGGGCGTAATGACCAGGTAACTGTCCGGTGGAGTCTCAGAGAATATGCCAGTTTCAATAGGTATTAGTGGTGACAGTATAGCAGTCAGCTCAGACAGTATGCTCAAAGGTTATCCACCTCCCGGTCATAGACATCTTCCATAGCACGAATAGCGTCAGCCTTGCTGGAACTCATCGCTGGTTTCATAAACGGCCGCGGAGGCTGGCCATGTTTGCCGTATTCCAGAACTCCAGCAATCATGGCATTGGCTTTGCCGCAAGAGCGCGGTTCTGAGAAGCCAATCTTTACATTGAAATTACCATTTCTGTCAAGCTTAGCCGGCGATACGCCCAGGGCTCCTGCCAACTCACCGGTGGAGCGGTCAGTCATTATGGCGGCAGTCAGGTTAGAATGAACTTTCTCTTCCACAACTTTGCCACCGGCGTCAAGTACCTTTTTTAGTACCGCATCAGTATGCTCACCCAGGTTAGACAGCTTCAGCAGGAATTCCTCAGGCATCTTTATCTCAGCTCTAGCCACTTGCTTTTTCCACCTTCTTAGCCAGCACTTCGACATACATACCACGGCCCTTTATGTCCTCCACTGAGGTTATCTCGAAGCGTTCTCCGCCGGTGACTATTGTCATAGCCGTGGTGACGGTCACTTCCGGTATTTTTCTGAATCTAAACAGATCCGTTGCCTCCGAGAAGGCAGCCCGGTTTGCCCATACCTGAGTTCCGTGCCTACCTTCGCGGTATGCGCGTACCGAAGCATGGACGACATCGACTTTCGTGGAGAAGCTTTCCGCGTCTTTGGAAACTACCGTGGACACGATGTCTATAAACGTATTCATCTTTCCGAAGCTCATACTCACACCTTCCAGTCCCGGTCAAGGCGAAGCAGCAGATTTACCGTGTTCCAAACCTGCTGTCCCGCCTGTACGTTGTCGCCGAAGAAGCCGCCTGTAGAACCATCGCGTGATTCATACAGGTGGCTTGCGAGCATCACTATTGCCTGCTCAGTCGTGGGCGGCATGACTTCGTCCGAATATGTTCCCTCAGGAATGTGCTGATAGCTTTCGGCGTAGGCTACGGCGGCAGAAATATAGCTCTCAAGGAGTTCATCGTCCTTGTCGTGTTCGAGTATGAGGTTTTTCTTTGCTTTCTCCAGAAGAGTCATATCTCACGCCGCCTTTCTGATTACGCGCCCATCTTAAGGAGCTGGATGCCCTCGGGCAGGATGACCTTGCCGTCTACACGCTCGGTGGCAATAAAGCCAACCTGGCCGACACCGGCGTAGAGCTCGATGAGTTTCTGAACCGTGCGGCCGGTGCGGTCGGCAATCCAGTAGTTGTTGAAGTCGCCGAAGGCCACGGGCAGTGCACCGGCAGATGCTTCGGGAACATAGGGGCTGGTGTAAAGGTCATAGCCCAGCAGCTTGTCAGGCTGATTGGCCTGCACTGAAGGCTGCCACAGGTAGGCGCCATTGCTGTCCTTCAGTTTGCGGATTGCAGAAACGGTGGTGTCCTTCATGAGAAACTTTGCGCTCTTGCGATAAGGGGACTTCAGCGCATAGATAAGGTCGAGGAGGTTATCCACTGTAATAGCAGTGGCGCTTGAGGCCGTGACTCCGATATGACCTCCGGCCGTAGCGTTGAATATGCCGGTGGGCTGGCCAGTGCCCGTGCCCACGCAGAAGGTCTCTTCCTCGGCCGCACCGAAGGCTCTTGCAAACTCTTGAGCGATATAGCTCTCCAAGTCAAACATGGAATCCTGCAGGAGCTCAGTGCTCACTTTCACCAGGTCGGTAAGTTTGAACGCATCGATAGTCTTCTGGTCGAAAGTGGGATTGCTCTCGGCATAGGCCGCATTCTCAGCAGTCCACTGAGCAATGGAATGAGTGGCTGCTATGGGGATCTTCCGCTCGGCGGAGGTAGTGATGGTTTTGGCAAGAGAACGTATGATGTTCGATTCCTCAAGACCGGCTACGATCTGGTTCTCGAATTCCTCAGGAACAAGGTAACCGCCATCCACATCCGGCGAGGTACTCAGTACGTTATGGAGTACGGGCTTGCCGCGGAGTATGCAGGCAAAGTCCTCTTTGTAGGCATCGGATGCACGGCCGGTCTTCTCCTTGATGGTACCGGCAGGCTTTTCCGTGATCGGCGTGCTCACAGCCTTGGCAAGTTCCGCGTCCCTGGCTTCGATGCGTTCCAGGCGCGCGATTTCCTTGGTGTAATCGTCGATCTCCTTATCCATACGGTCATAGATTGCATCATCCTCCGGGGAAAGCGTGCCGCGCTCGGTGCGATGGGTCTCCAGGAATGCCTTGGTCGCATCCCAGGCTTTTGCGCGTTTGTCGCGCATTTCAGTAAGTGTGCTCATAAAATTATCCTCCTGTTATACATGAAATTTCTTCTTGTTTAGCTGCTCCAGGTAATTATCTACGGAGTGCTCCTCGACTATGGGTTTCTGCTCTATGCGGCATTTGGCCGCAATCTTGTCCATGAGCGAATTAGTGACCGCCGCCTGTGAGTAAAGCATAGACACTTCAGGCGGCTCCATGTCCTCAGTGTCGGCGGGGCGCTTCATTATCTCGTCTGCGAAGCCCATCTCAACAGCCTTGTTGGCGTCCATCCAAGTCTCAGCGTCCATAAGGTGAGATATCTTAGCTCGGGACATGTTGGTCTTGATCTCGTAGGCGTTGATGATGCTTTCCTTGACCTCTGCCAGCATGGCGATGGCTTTCTGCATCTCATCGGTGTTGCCCATAGCCACGGTCATGGGGTTATGGATCATGATCATGGATACTGGGGATACCATTACCTTCGTGCCGGCCATGGCCACCACAGAGGCGGCTGATGCCGCAATGCCGTCGATCTTTACTGTGACGTTGCCCTTGTAATCCATAAGCATGTTGTATATCTGAGCAGCCGCAACACAGTCGCCGCCAGGAGAATTGATCCAGACCGTGATATTTCCGCTGCCGGACATGAGTTCATCCTTAAAAAGCTGGGGTGTCACATCGTCGTCAAACCAGCTTTCCTCCGCGATCGTGCCGTTCAGGAACAGCGTCCTTTCTGCCGGGGTCGTCTCCGTCGCCGCTTGATTTTTCCACTTCCAAAACTTCTTCATCGGTGTTTTCCTCCTCTCCGCCGTTACTCGGCGTATTTGCAAATGCTCCCGCATCCGCGAGTTTTGTCATGCTGCCGTTCACCAAATAAAGATCACCGCCGTCCTCTGCCGGGATACGGTCCAGGTTTTCAAGTTCCCGGATATCGTTGGCGGACATCCAACCATTTTGGCGACCGACTGCATAGCCGTTCATGCGACTCTGATAATCGCCGCGGAGCAGACCGTCCACATTGAATTTCACGAAATACTGCTTTTTCTCATCACGGGTAAGGAGTGTCCTGGATATTGACTGCTCCCACCGCGACACCCACGGATCCAGCGTGTACTTCACGAACTCAAGCGACTGCTGCTCAATATTGGAAAAGCTCGACTTTTCGAGGTCGCCTACCATATGAGGCGGTACCCTAAAAATTCGAGCTATTTCGTCAATCTGAAATTTTCTTGTCTCAAGGAACTGCGCCTGCTCCGGAGAAATTCCTATGGGCGTGTATTTCATGCCCTCTTCAAGAACGGCGATTTTATTTGCGTTCCCGCTGCCACCGAACTGTGACTCCCAGGCCTCCCGAACTTTAGTCGGATCCTTGATAGTCCCGGGATGCTCCAGAACCCCGCCAGGAGCCGCGCCGTTGGCAAAGAACTTCGCGCCGTACTCCTCACAGGCGATTGCCATGCCGATGGCGTTCTTTGCCATGGCGATGGGACTGTAGCCCACCAGACCATCAAATCCGAGGCCGGGAATGTGCAGCACCTCTGACGACTTCAGCACGGTTGTAGAAGCCTTCATGGTTTTCGCTTCATCAGTTGAATGCTGGTAGGAGTAGTAAAGCTGACCATTAGAGTCCCGGTCGACAGTCATTCGGTTTGGCATCAGAGGGTAGAGCGCGATGACCTCGCCACGACCGTTGCGGATGATCTGCGCATAGGCGTTGCCCCAGAGCAGCAGGTGCGTCATCAGCGTTTCACGGAACACGAACGAACTCATCTCGGGGTTTGGCTCGTCATGAAGCAAAAAATACAGCGGATGGTCTATGGCCTTTTCTTTGCCCCCATCCGCCGTATATCTATAAACTTGGAGCGGCAACCCCGCTATTGCCTCTGACAGTATCCTCACGCAGGAGTACACCGCTGTCATCTGCATCGATGATCTCTCTGTCACCGCTTTGCCAGAAGTCGACCCGCCGAAGAAGAAGCGGTAGCCGCTGCCGACCGTGTTGTCTGTTGGGCTTCCACGGGCTTTGAATATACCAGAAAAAATGCTCATAAAATCACAACCTCTTTAATGATAATGGGTTCTTGATTATAGCGTGTAAGCAGTCAAGTAAAGTGCACACTTTTTCGCCAGCAAATGCACACTTTTTCAGCGCCAGTTTTTTAGCCGGTAATGGACTGGTGGTGAGCTAAACGGTAGCTGTTACCAGTCATGTT